ATGTAACCGCCTTGGTACAACTGAGCTGAAGCACGTTGGAAAGGATCTAGCTCAGCTAGTTGAATACCACGCTGTAGTGCTGCATTGTTTTGAGCTTGTTGATACTGTTGAGGGTCAGTAAATAAACCCATTACGCTATCTGTTGCCATTATTTTCTTTCCTTAGAAGCCTTGAGAACCGTCATCCCACTGAGACACACCTGTATTAGGTTGTTGGTACATCGGACCATTAAACGTACTAGAACCCGGTGTATATTGGCCCGGCTGTACTGGTTGCTGATAGTTCCATTGAGCTAAAGCATTCTGCACCTGTGGGTTGCTTGCAGCACCTGAGATAGCTGAACCCCAAGGAGAGTAAGCGTTAGCAGCTTGCATTGTCTTAGCAGCGTTAGTACCGCCTTGCATCAATGTATTACCAACTTGAGCACCAGCTGTAGCAGCACGACCACCCAACTGAGCGCCAATGTCCAAAGGAGACTGAGCAAGCTGTTCAAAGGTAGCGTTCAAGCCTACGTTAGTCTGCAATGGACTATAAGCACTAGACAACAAGCCTTGACCGAATGTGATCTGCTGTTGAGCAGCTTGGTCAGCGCCAGCAGTCAAAGCAGCATTCTGCTTAGCTAAGGCATTGTAGTAAGCAGCCATTTCAGGGTTAGTAGCCATCAAGCCACCTTCGTTGGTAGCACCTGTAGCTAAACCACCACGGCCTTGTTGGAACAAGTTATTACGGATACCTGCCAGAGCCTGCTCATTCTCAGGGGCCAACAAAGCACGTTGTTGTTGGATATACCGTTGTTTAACAGCATTAGGATCTTCACCGAGATAGCCACGACCTAGGCTCAGGAGGCCAGCTACGTCCTGTTGTGTCTGTGGTCCTTGACCTGATAAGAAATTCTGATAGCCTAGAAGCTCAGGAGAGGCTGTGTAGCCAGCTTCGTTTAGATAACCACTGTCATCAAAACCAAAGGTAGACGTACCAAAACGAGAGGTTACACCTACAGGACGAAACTTCTGTGCTTCAGCTGCAATACGAGCTGACTCCAGTTGTGCATTTGCTGATGTCTGTGCTGCGTCTTTGGCTGCGTTACCTGAAATGATACCGCCTAATAAATTACCGCCTGCTGCGGCTACTGCTGCCCATGGCATAATATTCCCCTTATTCTTTAACGCTAATAATTACTTCATCCACTTTAGACGGATCTTTCTCGTCGGTGGCGTGAATACAGAACCAAACACAATCAGTCAAAGCTTTTACACCGTGATGAGTATTTGCCTTAATTTCCAGACAAGCTGGAGCTTCTACAATTACTGAACCTTCTTCTGTTGTGACAACTACTTTACCTTGTGCCAATACAGATAAATGACTGAAGGTGTGTTTATGTTGTAGAAGATGCTCACCAGCTTTGATGATTGTCTCTTTGGCGTATAAACCATCAGAGAAATGGTGGATGATGTTTGCAGGAATATTCATTCTTATAATATATCACGTTTTAATGATAAAGTAAACACTCAAGTACGGTGGAAGGTTCTTATTTGTACCTGATTCACCTGCTGAAGCCACAGTGATGTTAGCTGTACCGGACGCTGTGGTTCCTGTACCGCCAATAGAGAATGAAGATGTGCCGCCTAAATAAGGACCGCTAACAACTTGGTTACTGTATGTGTGAGTATGTCCTGAGTCTGTAGCAGTGTGAGTATGGGAGACAGCGACAGCATCTTTAGAACCGCCTGTAGCAGCAACGCTATAGAGATCACCAGCGCCAACAGGGAAACGATTCTTAAAGTCAGGAAGTGTAAAGGTAGTAGAACCATCGCCAGCGCCGAAAGTAGTGCCTACAACAGCAAACAAAGCTGCGTAAATGGTACGACTTACAGTAGCCCCGTTACAAAGCAAGAAGCCTGTAGGAGCCGAGGCAGTAGGCCATTGTAGCATAGCGCCAGAAGGAACGGCAAGAGCTGCTGCACCCATAGCAAAGGCAGTGGTGGCTATCTGTGTTGTAGACGTACCAGAAGCTGCTGTAGGGGCCGCTGGAGTGCCTGTAAACGTAGGACTAGCTTTGTCAGCTTTAGAGCCGATAGCGCCGCTAATAGCTACCAACTCGTCGTCAATTTCAGTACCTTTGACAATCTTAGAAGGGTTACCTGTAGACAGGGCATCCTTAGCTGCAAAGTCCGTTGTTTTTGTATAGTCTGTCATCGTGTTCGTCCTACCTTACAGAATACGTCCAGCTTCTGAACGCTAATTTCAAAATTGTTAATATCTACTTCAAGTCCAATCTGAAGCACGTTACCGCTACCACCAGCTTGAATCTTCTGGTTATCGAAGACAATACCTGATTCATATTCAGCAATGCCGTACTCAGCTGTACCGTATTCATCGGGATTGGATGTCCCTAGGTAAAAAGGTAATGAGCGATATGAGTTTGTATAATCAAAACCATACTTCAAAGCTAAACCTGTACCTGAAGCTCCAACAATAGTAAAGCCTACCTTCTTCAACAACTTAACTGAGCTAGGAGTACCTAAGTCAAAATGGTTAGAGTAGTAAGCCATACGATAAGCTGTCGTCTTGTCTCGGTTGCCTAGGTAGCTACCGATAAAGCCTGCATGACCTGTTAGAAGCTCCTTAGCTCTGTTGGAGAACATAGCCGTAGGAACCAAGCTCCAAGTAGTTACACGAGCGGAGCCATCAGGTAGAGCTTTACGAGTATCAAAACAGTATGTCGTAGATGATGCAGGGAATGTAATTAAATAGAAAGCATTAACATCTGAGTACACTGCTTTGATGTTAGCTAAGGTTTCCTGCTTCGTATCACGAACTAGGTCATCACGGACGTTAGCGCTGATGTCTCGCATAGGAGCTGATTTCTCCTGCACTGTACGAGCCAATGAACGAACACCTGAATCAGATAGGAACAAGACATCAGAGCCTGTAACCACTACTGAATCACGAGCACAGCATCCAATACCGCTGATATGGTCTTCTAAGGCCATAGCTGAAGGATCACGAGCACCTTTATAGATGAGGATCTGTCTACGACCAAAGACGTACAGATAGCCGTTATGAGCAGCTAAGGCAGTGATTTCATCTGAGCCGTTAGGCCATACCTGAGATACATCAAGAGTACCAGCTGTACCAGTAGTCAACACATGACCGGCGAGCAAGTCAGAGAACTGAATGGTTGATTTAGTCGTAGCGTTATTAGCTGACCATGTACGACCATAAGCAGCAATGACGCAGTTGTTCTGAGCCGCTGTACCTAAGTAGCCTGACTTCTCAGATACTCGACGATACGTTGTATCTGACACAGCAGGATCAAAGATAATAGGATCGTGACCAGCTTGGTATAAGAACAAGACATTATTCAGAGCAGCCATCTGCCAGTTACTGTCTGTAATCGTAGGAGCTGTACCGCCACCGCCGTAAGACAAAGTAGTGACTGTAGAGCCTACAAGCTTAAATATCTTATTATTGCCAGTGAAGATGGTGTATGCAGTACCGTCATTACCAATTAACTCACCGATAGCTTTTACATTAGCTGTACTTAGGTCAGAATTAGTAGTGTGCTTAGCTGTCCAACCCTTACGAGCACCGATACGACCAAACTTGTCGATGACACAATTAAGAGCCTGCGTAGCAAAGCCTGACTCAAGGGTAACAGAGCTATCCTGAGTGTTAACTCCCATGAAGCCGGGAGCTGCAATAGAGGAGGCTACTAATTGCTCAGCCATTATGGAGCTACCCAGTTCATCTCTTCTTCGTAACGATTACGCTCAATAGCGACTTCGTTAGCTAGAGACATCTTGTACAAAGCGTAAGCTTCAGAGGACAAGTTACCACCGTCTTCACCACGTTCAGCAATAGCTTTAGCGTAAGCCAACATAGACACAAGGTGTGGAGGAACTAAGATACGAGTACCGTCTGTTGTCAAATCAGCTTGAGGGATAATCAAGTTAAAACGGAGAGCGTAGACAGTATCAGGGATAGGGTAAATATCTACCTGTGTGTCGTAGTTGCTGTCTACACCGTTAAAGTTATAGAACAAAGGAGCAGCTGATTGAGAGTTAGTCAACAAGAACTGTTTGTTCATCCACTTAGTAGGTGCGTAACGAAGCTCAGTATCATTAGTATCATTCAAGATATCAATGACACGGAAGCGATTACCTGAACCGGCTAGAACGTAGTTAAAGATACCAGCTGTAGTGTTAGCTGTCAACGTATCAGACAACACGTTCCAATCGTGAGCATCTTCTACTTCACGTTTAGCATCGTTGACGAACACACCAATCATAGCTGAGTAGTTAGTCTCATCAACGCTAGACACCGTAGGCTCACGAAGCCTACGTAGTACGTTATTGACTGTCTCTAAATAAGTAGACATATTGCTTAGAATCCTTCTTTCTTGAATAGCTCAAAGGTGCAGATAGTGCTAAATGAGCTACCAGCCTCGCTAATCATCTTAATTGTGTCGCCCTCTTCCATGACTACGTAGGCTCCACCGTCAATACGTACATACTCTTTAGAGCTAACAGTATTCTGGTTCTGAACGTAGATATCAGCTCCTGCGCTAGCATCTGTCCAATAAGCTGTAATGTGCTTAGTAGATCCTGTACCGTTAAATATATACATCAGGTTCCATTTAGCGTAGTAGCCATTAGGAACCGTATAAACAGTCGTCAGAGTGTTTGCAGTAAGGTTTAACCCTACTGTTACAGGACGAGACATTACTTCTTCTTAGCCTTATTTTTAGCTGTACGAGCACCACGAACAGGCATCTTAGCCTCGCTCATGGCAATAGCGATAGCTTGCTTTTTGTCTTTAACGACAGGACCACCTTTACCGCTATGGAGAGTACCTTCTTTGTACTCACCCATAACTTTACCTACTTTAGCTGTTTGTTTCTTAGTTGCCATGGTCGTGTATCCTACAGTATTTATTCAGATTTGTCAATAGTTTTAGTGATATCTTTGTAGATTTGGAGTACTTTATGCCCAATCATCAAAGCCGTATAGATCAAAGTAGCCCATAGAACTAACTCCGATACTTGATATCCTGCCACAGTAGCTAAACTCACTGTCACAGGGGGTGCTGTTTTAGTTACCAGAGCTACTCCTGTCTCCGTTGTTAGATGCTCGCTCATGCTAGTTGCTCATCAGTTGGTCGTGCCAATGTTGGGTGTTCCCACTTAGCAATGTAGTCACCACGGCCATCGCTGTCGTTTTGCAAGCGTATGGTGTCCATAAAATCACGGTCTTGCAGCTCAGGGTAGAGCGCTTTGATTTTTTCAACGAGTGTCATCATGCTGCCCTCACCATTGACGCTTGGAAGTATGTTTCGTAAGTAGTAGCAACAAGCGCTTGTCCTGTAACAAAAAAGCCATAAATATCAAGGTAGTCAGTAGAGCCGTTACAGTAAACAAGAGCAGACAAAATAAACTGCCCACCGTTGGTGCTTACCGTATTGCCACGTTTGTATTCCAATCCATTTTTATACAACATTACTCGACCAGTAGTGTAAGAAGCACTTGCAGCAATTGACGCATTTACTTGGTAATAACCTGCAACAGTAGGTGTAAAAGTTGACGATGTGAAATTACTGTTTGTATCAAATTCTTCAGTCGTAAAAGTTATTTTTGTTGCTGTTGAGCCAGATAATGTCTGAGCAGAGCTTTGATAAGCACTAAACGCAGGAGCGTTGTTAATCGTAATTCCAGCAGGAGTTGTTATTCCTGTTGTGCCGTTAAGAACTAAGGACATTCGTTACCTCTTAAACGCTCAAAGAACGAAGTTCTGCTGTCGTTGTGCAAGCATCAACCAAGCCTGTTACGTCACGCAGACGGGTCTTCTCAGCCACGATTGCAGTAGTGTCCG